CTTGCTAAACCAAGGTATTCAGTCAAAAATGCATGTCTTCGCAGATATGGATTGCCTGAATTTGTTGAAATACTGGTCCTTGAAATTTCTGTCGGAACATGATTTGGCGTTAGCGCAGCTTCAAGGTCTCCAGGGTCAGTGAACAACTCAGCGTTCCGCAGAATATCTCTAACAGCAACCTTTCGCCCTTGAGTCGTAATCTGAAACTCTCCATAAGCTGTATTAAATCTTTGGCCTAAAGCGTTGTTTGTATAAGGAACTCCTTCGCTTGAGTCAAGCACTGTAATTTCATTCTCATCAAGGCTGTTGATCCCAATATCCGATCCAGTGCGCGGGATAAGTCTGTATTCGTAAAATCCTTCTGTGCGAGGGCGAATGCGCAAATAGTTGTGTTGGTTGATTGGAGCACTGCCTTGAACGCAGAACACCATTGGAATGCGCACAAACTCAGCCTGAGCTTGACCGTATTCTTTGACAGGCCGTACAAACAATGAGAAACAAGACGACCTTTTGAAATACTTGTCCATGCGAGGCGTGGACAGCTGCATGTCATCCTCGTCAAGCTCAAACAGCTTTGTAGCTGAAGGGATCGCATTGAAATTGCACAGGCCAGAGGCACGATTCCAGACTTGACTCCTAATACCAAGCTCAATTACTTCAGCGTCTCTGCGAACAGGTCGTATGGTCGCGATGTTCTGCTTGCAAACAGTGTAAAAATTAGGGCCACAATGCTTTTCTGGGTTAAAAGCGCCGCCGTCATAGCCCCCTAAAGCTACTTCAACTGTTTTCCGCCCAGGAATACCAATTTCAGCAACACCATGAATCTCAACGCAATGAAACTCAATAAATTCCTGTTCAAGCACTCCCCTGTCTGATTTTACCTGTGTCCGTTTTTGTACGACCCAACTCGATGCACCAATAATCCAAGTCGTTCCCACCGCCAAAAGGTCTGAAGCTCTTTCTCTCCAAGCCTTTGCCGAGTTAATTAAATCATCCAGGGTAACCTCAGTTCCACGAAAATCAGTGTCGCTCTGATCTTTATATGCTTTGTCGCGATGATCAATTTCAAATACAGCAGTGTTTCCTACGGCTACAGTTCTAACCGACCTATTCTCAATAGGAGCGTCATTGAAAATAACAAACCCCATGTGGCGTGAATACTCTCTTCCTACACCTGGCTGGCCTGCTTCTGGCCCAGGCGTATGCAGTACATCCGCCAAAGTACCCGCAATTTTGCGACGTTTTGCACGAGTTTCATCAGCAGCTCTCCTGTTGTCACTGCCTTTAGTAGACGCAAATGGTGCGCTTACAATTTCCCAATTAAAGCGATAACCAGTGCCGTTATGGATTGGTGAACTGGTGCCGAAAGTTGTGTCCCCGCTGGGCGTATAGGCCATCGAGAATCCGTCACTGAACTGACCATCTACTGTTGGCGCTGTAAAAACTTCTCGGCCTACTGTTCCAGTAGCCCCAGGACCTTGAGTCCCGTAAAGCAACGTTGCCGGTCGGTTGTTGCCTTCGACTGACGACCAATAAAACGCAAACTCATTGTCTGACAAGGCATTCAGACCAGCCGTCCCGATCAAAATGCCGCCAAGGTCTGGCTCGTCAACACCAAACTCTCCAGCAACGTAAACACCTTCATACGCCTGATATGCGCCGTAGGCGTAAAGACGCGACCAGACCAAGGCAGGCGCAAGAATAATGCCGCCCGTTGGAAGACCATCAGCACCCTCGCCACGCTTGCCGAACGGAATCGGAATCGGCTGACTCAGCTCAGCGAGACTAGATACGTTGTCAAAGTTTGTCGCTTGGTTGAATCGAGTCGGGCCAATCTGATCAGCAAGTTTTTTGCTTTTAATCTTGTCTGACTCAAGCGACGGCACTTTTGGTGCCAGCAACATGCTGACCCCAGCCAAGACCAAGCCGATCGCAAGCTGAACTACAAATGGTGGAACAGGGCCATTGTGTATATCGGGAACATTTGCATACTCAGCAGGTCGCACACGCTGCCGCAGCATTGCGTGACGAACAAGCTCTCGATATTCTTCCTCACTGCAGCCAATCGCTTGGATCAGCGATTTTTCGTACGGTAAAAGCGGCGGATTGAAAGGCGCTCCACCGGCTTCCAGTCCACTGCGGAAAGGAAACTGTTGATGTAAAGGACGCCGTTCTGCCATACCACTCCGAAGGCCATTGGCCTAACGTCCAGCAATGCGATGTCCCCATCATAACTGGGGTGTTCAACGCGGTCACAGTAACGATTCAACTCAACCAATACCTGCCTTGGAGACATGTCATACCAGGCAGCTTGCACGCCTGGGTTGCTGATTTTTAGCTGGTCTAAAGCATCGAGAACAAGATGTATGCAGTCATCTTTCCCATAACTGTATTTACGACCGATGAGGTTGCTACACACGGACTTGAGCAGTAAATGGGATATTGCCTACTTGATGGCGGTGCAATCGCCGACCCGGAACGTTGGCCTGAACTGAATCCAGCACAGAGTTCAACTTGATTTGGATGCTTGTTTCATCCCAGCCACCAGCAGAACAGGCGCCAAAATACTCGTAAAGCGTCCGCTCAACGGCATAAGTGCTTGAGTTCCAAAGCACCGTTGAGACCTTGGCGACATAAGTGTTGTCCAAAGCCTCCACGACAAAGTTGCGAGTGATCTCCGTGTTGCCAAACTGCAATGTTGCGTCAAGGTTGTCACCCTGAAGCGTTGCCATCGCCCCGCCAAAAGCAAACGGCAAAAACGAGTGCCCACCTACGTTTTGCCCGATTGCGTAATTTTGAAACAGATACTGATTTACCTGCCCAGTAGGACCAACTTCAAGCAGGTGCCCGTAGACAAATTCCATTAGATCCCAATCCTCCGGCGAGTAGCAGCTGAGTTGCGAAGTGAACCCATCGCTCTACGTTCACCTTCTGCAGCACCCTGTTGTGCCGCTCGTTGCAAGCCAACTTGGAACTGATCAGCAGTGACGTAGTCAACATTATTGATGCGCTCCACGTTGAAGCGAACGTCAATTGGTGCAGAAGATCCTTGCACTGCTGCAATTGCTTCATCCTCAGAAGCCATTCCGGCACTTGCTGCGCCAGAACTGCGACGTGAATAGCGATTCATTGCATCGCGTGCGCTGCCTTGGTTGTTGACCTCAACGCCAAGTCGACCACTAGGTCCTCGCTTCAGCGGCATGATCGCTTCAGCCCCGGCCTCGCCCATCAAACCGAAGCTGCCAGATGCACCATCTGCGTACTGGAACATCGTCGGCTTGCTGACGATTCCACCCTTGGCAAACGGAACCACGCCGTTGCTTGAAAATGCATTGCCTTTTGCTGAGCCAAGGAAGCTCATCCCAGGCAACCCCTTCAAGATGTTGAACATCGCAGCCTTAATGAAAATCTTGCTTAGGTCAGACAAGACAGAGCGAGCAAACTCTTTAAAGTTCGCCTTGCCAGTAGTGACGAACTCGTGAAGCTTGTCCCCGAGGCCATCAAAAGCTCTAGCTGCTGCATCGCCAAGGTTGCCAAATAGGTCACCCATTGACTCAATGCCTTTTTTGAATCTGTCTTTGAATTTGTCCATTCCTTCTTTTTCTGCGCCATTTAAGGCCTCGACATAATCCTCTAAAGCTTTCTTAAGGTCTTCATAGCTTATTTCGCCTGCCTCGATCAATGCGTTGTGCTGAAGGAGCAGCTTATTGACTCTGACTTGATTGATCTCTTGCCTCACCTGCTCTTCGTTAAACAAGGCTTGGCCCTTCTTGCTTCTCGCAATTAGCTTGTTGAGATTTAGCTTCAGTTTTACGATCTTATTTGCAGCCTTTTCCTCGTCAGATTGAAGCTTGTTGAGCTGATTTTTTTCTTTTATCTCGATTTCTACAAGCCTGACCCTTTGCTTTTGAGGAGGTAATGCTTCTGCTGCCTTTCTCGCAAGCTCTGCCTCTTTTGTGATCATCTCTTTTGTAAGAGTTATGCCACGTTCACGATTTCTAATCTGGCGAATTTGAGCATCAGCCTGCGCTTTGGTTATGTCTTTAGCTGGTTGAGTAGGAAGACCACCACTGCCCGGCAATCCTTTTTTCTTCTCTGGGGCTTCCGCGACAACGTTAAAGCCTGTCAGGTCTCTAAGTGTTGCTTGAGCAGCTTGAAGCTGTTGTCTCTTTTGCTCAAGTTGATGCTCAACAAGTCTTCTGTCGCTAGGTCGTATAACGCTTCTTCCTGCCGCACGATCAATTCGATTAAACTTTTCTTGCTTCTTAAGTAGACGGGTAATGTCATCAGAAAGCCTGCTGACCTTGTTCTTGGTGCCTGTGGCTCCCAATTCGAGGAACAGCTTGAGTCGGCCTGTAGCCATGTCTATAAATTCAACAATATTGATGAATGTTTCTTGGAAAGAAGCGCCTATGGGCTTCAACAACTCACCTACATTTTCAGAAAGACTGTCTAATGCAACCCTCAGTCGATCACCTGCGGCTTCAGGACTGTCAGCAATTGTTTTTGCAGTTTCTCCGTACTGATCAAAAAGTTTCTCTGCAAATACTTGGAAATCTTGCAGGGTAACCTTGCCGCCTTCAAGAGCCTTGTCCAACTCTTGAGGAGTCATGCCAACTGACTCAGCAAATAAAGTAAACGCTCCAGGCAAGCGCTCACCTAATTGCTGCCGTAGTTCTTCTGCAGAAACCTTGCCTTTGGAGAAGACCTGCGCAGTTGCAGTCAGCGCTGAATCGACGTCAGTCAGTGAACCGCCTGTCGCCCTGACAGCAGCAACAATTCCATTAAAAGCTTTTTTAGTGTCTTCAAGATTTCCGCCTGCACCTGAAACAGAAGCCTGCAACTTGGTGAACTGCCTAGTTACAACTTCTTGAGGAACAGCAAAATCTTTGGTTGTCTGCTGAATAAAGGAAAGCCCTTCTTGATACTCAGCTTGGTCGCTCGTAACGCCCTTTAGGGCAATGCGCAACTTAGTCAAAGTTGCTGCATACTCAGCAGTCGCGCCAAGCGCCTGCCTGACCTGCCCAACCTGTGCGCCAACTGCGCCACCTACAGCTGCACCAACAGGTCCGCCAGCTAAAGCACCAATACCTGCGCCAATAGCGCCCTCAGGCCCACCAAATACACCAGCAGCGGCAATAGCGCCAACGCTTTTAGCAGCTCCTACAAGCCTGCCACCAGTCCTTTTGCGACCCTCAGCTTTTTGAAGCTCTTGGCTGTATCTAGCAATGTCTGCTGTTAACTGTTTGAACTGCGTTGATCCAATTTGCGCCTCGGCTCTTAATGACCTAAGAGCGCCAATCTGGGACTGAATTGTGCTGATATTTCTCTTGCCAGCTGTATCAAAGCTTTTGATTCGATCTCGAACCTTGCTTATACCTTTTGCGTCCAGCTGGTTAGCTGCATTGGTTAGACCACGGAAAGAACTCTCTAGCTTCTTGACTACAGCAGCAGCACCTGAGTCGGAAAACTCAAGACTGATCTTGATCTTCTCAACTGCTGCGGCCATTTGAGCGCTTCCTCAGTTCGGTTAGGGCGGTCGCCTCCATTACCTGAAGACGCTCAAGCACGTCAGTGCGATTTTTCACATTGTAGAGGTCAAACAAGCCTCCGGAACCCAGCAATACCTCGTACTTCAGGCCAACCAAACCGTCCATGGAGACGTTCCATTGCGTCTGGACACGCAAGAACATCTGAACTGTCTCCCAGTTCTCGTCCCAAACCTCGAAATCCTCAGACTCTTTAGCCTTGGGTTCTGGCAGCTTCATGCCAAACGCTGCAGCATCGTCTTGGGTCTTGTCCTCGACCTGCTTGCCGCCAGAAACCCAATAGACCGCAGCGTCCTTTAGTTTCCCGCTTCGCCCTCCGAGTAAGTGTTGGTGTAAGCATTGAGGACTGATTTCAGCCAATCAACATCGTCGCCAAACTCTTTGAGCAGCTCTTTTGAGAATGCCAAAGGCTCACCATCCTCCTCAATGCCTTCCCAGCCAACCAAGATTTTTTCAAGGAAAGGCAGGCCTGTTGCATCGCCCATCTTTTCAAGCTCAGACATCTTGACTCTTTTGAAGATGGCTACAAACTCTGATGTCTCAAATTCTCCTGGGCGATCAGAGCTTGGTTCTTTTACTTCAACAGGCCATTTGAAGGTTTTATTCTTCTTGCGAACAAAAGCCATTAGATAAAGGGATAAGCCGGCTCAGCATACACAAAAAAAGAGAGCCCGCAAAGGCTCCCTTCTGTGAGGAGATCCCCCACCCAATAGGGGCGATCAAGTGTAAACCAAGTCAAACTCAGCATTTGCTGCTGCATCTGGCACACAGGTGTATGGGATCTCAAGCATCGCAATGCCATCAGCATCGCCATAAGCCACGTCACCAATATCCACCTTGCTAGAGGTGAATTGCACCTTGTTGCCAGCAACCGTGCCATGGGTGAAGACGAGGTTGCCAAGGGCGGCGTCGTCATCAACAGCTGCTGCGAAGTAATCCTTCGTGCCAAGAGCCACGGCTTCAATAGAGACTGAGCCGCCAGCAGCGCGATCGGTAATCAAGACCTCTTTGGTCCCGCCAACCAGTTCGCGGTAGACAGTGCTGTTGCCAAGATCAAAAGAGAAGCTCTGCAGAGCACCTGCGTAAGAAAGCAGTT